ATATACCTGAACTTGCCAACGCTGTTGTAGCGATGGGAAGTAAGATAGATTCTTAACCTTAACGGTTTTCCAATCTATCACATCTCCTGTTTCTGGTATATATAAATCTATATGAGCTTTCATTCCATTGTATTCAACAGATGTCTCAACCCAATACTTCTCACCCTTTGGATCAGCAGTTGATATTGCTTTCTCTATCTCAGCGTGGATAGCAGTACCCATAATAGCTGAGAGTTTTAATTCGTTATCATTAGTTTCAGGTTGATCGTTAAGACGATACCAAACCTTACGGCGGCAACCACCCAACTCTGATGGACCTACCTGTGTCTGTTTAGATCTAGCCCTACCAGCATCCTTATCGCGTAAGACTTGTAATAGTAATTCTTTTGGATCGGTCATATTGACATCCATCCTATATATCCTGCATCGGGATTATCCCGTAGCCACTGCTCTCTCATCTTGTTCTGTTCCTCCCAGTTAGTGTTGGTATCTCTGCAAGCCTTGATGCCATCCTCATAACCCTTTTCATAGGCTTCTTGGATAGCAAACTTCCTAGTCTTTATGATCATTTACTTTTTCTTTTCTGCACCGCAATCTGAATGGGTGGACAGGTATTGATATCTAATATGCTGGCTATCTCTACTGCCTTCTGTGCTATCTCAACTGCTTTATCTTGAGTCATAACTTTATAGTCAAGTGAGAATAGATATCCAGTAGCAAACTGACCACCTGATCCAATACCATAAACCTTTAGTTCATTTTGAATGAATGACATATCACAGGCAATATGAAACAGATTAGAATCAAAAGCTATTAGATAATCAAAGCCACCATCTTTCTTATCAACATTAGCCCAGTCATAAGTGTTCTTATTGAAGGCATTGATAATAGATGGAATCATTTTCTTGCCCATAAACTGGACAGGATCTTCACCTCTGTACGTTGGTGGCTTCCAGTTGTAAGTTAAAATATCACCAGCTCTAGTATCACCGGTAATTCCAATGGCAACATAACCAACCTGAACTATCTTGGGTGTGCCTAAACTAATTGTTCTAAGATTATCTTCAGTAATCTGTGAGTCAGCAGCAAGAACTACATAACCATTTCCTTGAATACCAACAACCGTAGTCAATATAGCCCCTCCTTTTGTCTTAGATTAATTGTAGCACCAGCCACAGACAATGGTGGGATGTGATAAAGACACGCCGTGAATACGATCTTTATCGGTTACTAGTCCCAGAATGTGTACCATATGAGCCGTGAGGCGAATTACGGTACGGGCGGCGCATTAAGCGCCGCGATAGTACGGTCAGTATGTTCCGTCTACCAATCCTGCGAAAAAATAAAGATAAGATACCTGATAAATTTGGTACAGATCTTAGATCTCTAGGACCATTACACGCTTGTCCTTGTGGCTCTAAAGTCTTTTCTATCCTAGCTACCTTTGATAACTTTGAGATCTCTTGGTATATGTTAGATGCAACCTGTGCTAACTGTGGCAACCTAGTAGTGGTTCCCTGTCCAATAGATGATCCAGCCAGGGAAATTTAAGGCATAAAAAAAGAAGGCCACCCCGTTTAAAAGGGTGGCCCTGTATAGCCTCGCAGTAAACTAGATTACTCTGAGCCTCTACCAAATTCTGTAGCTGATGGATCTAGCCACTTCAATAATGGTCCTGCTAGACCTGCTAATGCTGCTGCGCCTAATTGCTTAGGATCGGTGATTCCACTTACATACAGTGCAACTGCTGCTGCGGCTGCTGCTCGGAACCAACTTAGTGCTGCTTGCTTGAACGTTGGGTTCATTTTCTCTCCTTCTATTTTGTCTTGCTATGCACCTTGCAACAGGTACACACTGGGACTTTATATGCTTTCTTTGCTGGTGTAGTCATAACCGAAGCAATCAAAGTATTGATCGCTTTAGGTTGATTCATCCACCAGAACCAAGGTGATGTGTCATTTGCTGACTCATCGTTTATAGAAATATGTAAATGTTTATTGTGTTGGTTACTGCCGGTATAGGTGCGGTTACCCTCTTTGGCTTTTTCTTTAGACCAGATCTTCCCCTGAAATATCAAATACTTAACTCTTGCATCCTCTTTTAACTTCTCAAAGATTTCTATGCAATCCACACCATTCTTAGGATCGTGGGTTAGATCAACTGCTAATCCAGTATTGTGATCTGAGTTAGGGCTTTGTTTAATGTGTGCCGATGAAGGCAACAACCCGTCTGATAGCCTGTTGCGCTTCGGATACAACGCTGTCGCTTGGCGTAGCACAGCTATTGCAGCAGGTGTTGCTCTCTTTGCAAGTAGTTTCATTTGGCATCCTCATCCTTTCTCTTACTCTTTAGTCCGTTGGCAGATACGATCCCCGCAAGGGTTCCTGTAAGGAACACACACAGGGTTGATACTAAGGTTGCGTAATAAACAAGAAGGCATACAGTAAAGAGAACACTGAGCCAGCAAATACAATTGCCAATATAATTCCAATAGCAACTATGAGCCTAGCGTGTAACTCTTCAGGGCTTAGTTTTTGTTTCGCCATTACTTACCTCCACTGAATCTGGAATTAAATCTTTAGTACACTGTCCTACTGCTAAACACTGAGGCGGATTACACTCAGGTTTTTCCCAATTCTCAAACTCTTGGCAGGGATAACGCATCCAGCCTTGGTAGCCACAACCAGTTAATAAGCTAAGGTTTGCTACGATTAATAAGGATGCTATAAATTTCCTCAACCTGTCGTTCCAATCTATCAACGGAGTCTCGGAGGCTTGAGCCTCCATTCGGGCGAAGTTCAGATAGGTAATATTTAACTAGGTGTCTTACTGTCATTGCTAACGTTCCAACAAGAGTCGTTGCTGCTACTGCCAGTCCTGCCCATTCATTCGGTGTCATATCATCATATCAATCTAATAGTAGCGATTAACAATCCACCGTATCCGGAGAATCTTCTATCACTTGGGGTTCTGTTTATAAAGTCAAGCTCTTCAATTAATCCAATATAGGACTCACCAGTTCTAAAGTCTTCTACTCTGATGGTATCTCCTACATTCTCTATCGCTTCTAGTTGACTCAACCGATCATAGGCTGAACCTTCATAGCCCACCTCAACACCTAGGTTATCGCTCTCGTGGTCATAACAGAACAAAGGGTATTGGATTATTCTTTGGCGAGGCACAGCAGGTAAAGACTTTAATTGGTATCCAGTAAATAGTGGACCCTTAGTTGCATCAGTAGATGATCTAGACATAGTAAATTTAAATGCAAGATACTCTTGTGCTGAGTTAGGGTAAGGCACACCTAGTTCACTAGTTGCTGCACCTTGAGCAAAACCACCTATGTTGTATTCAGTATCTGAATAGTCAATAGACTTAATAGTTATAGCACCATTTGTGGTATCTATTCTAGGATTAAGTAGTTTATATAATTTATTCTCTAATGTGTTGTATCGTATAAAACCTGTTTGTAGATAGCCACTTGTTACCTTATCGGTAGTGGACTCAGCGTAGATAACATTGCCAGAGCTAAAGGCTGCTCTATCTGTATTACCAAAGAAGGCTACCTGATCTGATGCAGCAGCGACACCACTTGCTACTAGATCCCAAGCCCAAGGAAATACTAGGCTATTAGCTATTACAGTTGTAGATAGATCTACCTTTACTAGTCCTGCTTCACCATCAATAGTGGTTGCAATATAAGCAAAGCGATCTCTAAATGCTATTGAGTTACAACTAGCTTGATCAAATAGTAAAGGGCCATACTGGATGTTACCAGTGGCATCTGATACGCCTATTCTAAATCCTTTATTAGTTGCAAGGACTGCATAGGTACCAAGGTATACATCAAAGTCATTGATGCGCTCACCCTCTGGTAGATCAATAATAGCTGTAGGTGTTTCTAGAGTTGGGAAACCTAATGAGTTAGAAGTTGTAACATCTAAGACAATTTTAAAGACAGATGAGGATGTTCCATTAGGATCATATCCTGATATGTAGATAGCACTAGGTCCCTCTGATATGGATGACCATACCCAAGAGGTATTAGGATGAGTAAATAAAGCAGTAGGTAAAGCGCCAGAAGCGTTGTTAGCATCTAATTCATAAATGGCATTATTAATAGCAGCAATTACACGTTGTTTAACAAAGCGAATAGTGCCACGAGTAGTACTAGTTGCGTTATAGATTTCAGTATCGCTAGTAGAACCAGCAAGGTTACCTCTGTGAACGTGGGTACCATTAATAAAGAAGTACTGCTTACCATTAGTTGTAATGCTAAAAATAGTTGAAGGTGTACCTGCTTGGGTAAAGGTAGTAGATACAGCAGCAGATGTAATTTTCTTTATTGCTGTACCATCACTTACTACAATACAATCACTAGTGCCATCATTAACACCTATTAGTTGAGCAGGTGCAGCACCTGAATAGAAACTAGCAGTGCTATTTAGTAGGGTAATTTGTCCTTTAGTAAAGACCTCTACACCTTTAGACTCTGTATACTGGAAACGAAGTGACTCATCCTGTGCTGGTTCAAAGTATTTAATACCAGCGCCAAGGTGGAATGTTGATTGGGATCTAAACCACCAGCCAGTAAGTGATTGCTCACCAGCTTCTCTGGTCTGGTCATACTGTTCTTTACGATACTTTGCAGTTACTCTACGATAAGGGGAATCATCGGAGGCTGCAATAAAGAATGGTTGACCGGCAATAGCCATATCATAATTAACACCAGTAGCTGAATAGTTTGTAGCACCAGCAGGGTTGGATAAGACGTAGGGTATGCCTTCGGTAATATCATCGCCATACGCCATTACTCAGACCTCCCATAGATATACCCAATTATTAGACCACAAAAGAATCCTAGATAAGCTAGGAAGTAAACCATTATTTAAAGAGCTGGTACTTCAACCCAAGAAGTTGTATCTTCATCCCAGCGATAGAACTTGTCATCAACTGGCTTTGGAGTTGGTGCTTCCCAAACATAAGTGGTTGAGTTCTTAGTCCAAGAAGGATATGGTTGAGGTGCGGCAAAGCCGATACCATCAAATGTATACCCAATACCTGCATAGTTTTTGTGGATAGGAAACTTACCGCTTGAATGAACTCCACCAGATGTATTGTAAGAAGTCTGAACCCACTCACCGCCTAGATTTTTCTCACACCAGTCTGGTCCATCAGCCACAATTACTTGTGTAACAATTCCGTTTTCTACTTTTGCATAGTGACCCATTTATTTGTCCTTACTTTCTCCGTATAGAGTTGCTGTGTTTACTAATTTAACATCACGCTTTGTAA